GCGACGAACATTGCCTCGGCCCGCTTCAGATCCCCCTGTAGTAGGACATGGCCGGGACCCGCAACGAACATCAGACGAGCCCGCATCGGGATGTTCTGGAGCTGGGGACCCTCGCCCTTGGTTCGAGCGCGGCTGGACAGCCGACCCGACTTCGTGCCGTGTATCAGGTAGTTGGCTCGATAGCGCCCCGTGTGGTCTGTCTGGAGGCCCAGAAACCCGCTCAGCATCGTGCGGCGCTCCCGGATGTCCAGGATGCGCTTGAAGAGGCCCGCGTGGTCGGTGCTCTGGTAGGCGAGGTTGCGGAGGGTATCCTCGTCGGTGCTAGGCTGACCACCTTTGGTGAGCTTGAGCTTGGGCAACTGGAGGAGATCATGGAGCAGCTTCCGGAGGTCGGGCCCACTCTTGACGTTGATGGGGAACCCAACCTCTTGTTCCAAGAGAAGCTGTAGGTACTCCCGCTCGAGGTCCATCCGTCCGCGGGTCCGGTCGAGCATCTCCTTGTCGATCATGAAGCCCTGGGCCTGCATCGCCATGATGGGCCGGATCAGGGTCATCACGTGGTCGTAGAAGTATCGCGTTTGGTTGGTCTGCTCGAGTTCTTTCTTGAGACCGACGGCCGACTCGAGGGTACACGCGGCATCCTTGCAGTTGTACCGCCAGCGATCGACGCTGATCTCGTCTTTGTAATACGGCTCGTTGGTGTAGATGCTCGTTATGAATCCAAGGTCGTGAGGAAATTCCGGATAGAGAAGGTGGTGGGCGAGCATCGTGTCGAAGTCGATGCGAGGGAAGATGAAGCCGTACCGCTCGAGGCGGGTGAGGTCGAACTGTATGTTCTGCCCGATGATCCCTCGGGTCGAAAAGACACGAAACAATTTACGCCAGATGTACGCAAGCTCTGTAACTGTGAGACGGCCGCCTCTAAATGGGATACAGATTGCTCGGGAGGGATCGTCAGAGATACCGACACAGTCAGGGACGTCCAGCCCGATTGTTTCGATATCCACCGAAATAGGGTCGCCAAGGCCGTCGAGATAGCTAACTGCTTCTTCAAGCCCAGGATCGATCGTGAAGTTACGCACAGGCCGAACAATATGAGAAGTGAAGGCTTCACGTCGTGCCCTCCGTAGGTCGTGCTCAATGATGTACGTTATCGGGTACTCACGGAGAGCATGCGCCGTGTGGTACGTAGCGAGGACTTTGCGCCCGGGGACAAGGGTGCAGGGGAGGATGCTTCCTCGGGCTTGCTCAATACTTTGCTGGCCCGTGAGGGCTTGTAGTGCTTGGGCTCCAATGGCGACAAAGAGATTCGCCGTCGTCGCCTCGAGCTCGGTGCGGAGACTCGGCAGGGCTTCTTCAATCTCCTGATGTGTGGGGACTGTGTTCGCATCGCTGTAGTCCTTCCGTACGTTTGTGACCCAGCACTCGGCACGGGACATCCCGAATAGGCGCCATAGCAGATCGCCCGAGGGACCGGAGAAGGGACGACCCGAGTAGACCTCGTCCCTTCCCGGCCGCGCTCCGACGATAGCGATCAGGCAGGCTTTCGTGCCGGATGCGGGGACTAGCTTGCCATGTATCGCGCTCGACATGACAACGCCACCATCAACTCACGAGGCGCTATCGCTGCCGTCACCAGGAGGACTAGGGTCTGCTTCAGTGTCAGTTTCTGCCGCACTTGCCAGATCGCGCGCCACACGGTCCACCGCAGACCGCCAAAAATCCAGATGCTTCTCGACTCCGATGAACCGACACTCCAGCTGAGCCGCGGCCACGAGGGTAGATCCGCTTCCCGCAAAGGGATCGAGGACGACCTCCCCTTTAACGGCGCTCGCTTCGATGAGGTGCCGCATGAGCGCGACTGGCTTCTCAACGCTGTGGATCTTCTTCGAGACGGTGTCATATTTGAGGGTGTTGAATGGTTGCGGCTTGACCAACGTGCGGCCCCGGTTGATCCAGAAGCAGGGCTCGTACGTATATATCCAGCTTCGTGTGGGGTCCCCGATGCCCGTCGTTTGCTTGAGCCATATGATTGGTGTCTCCTCGCACACTCCGAAGTGCTTGCGGAGCATCAGGAAGATGGGCTCGTACCTGGTCATGTGGAAGAACACGTAGGCGTGGCCGTCGGGCTTCAGGAGGCGGGCCGCGTGCATAAACGTCTCGTCCAGCATGTCCATGATGGTCTTGGGGTCGTCGTCGTACATTGCCCCCTGGTTGATCGCGAACTTGCTGCTGCTTACTGGGGCTCCCTCTCGGTACATACCGATGCCGTAGGGAGGATCAGTAACGATGAGGTCGATAGACTCCGCTGGCAACTGTCGCAGTACATCACGTGAGTCAGCGTGGTAGAACAGTCCGATCCCTTTCCAGACAGCCTTTCGGATAGGCTGGCGCAGAAAGCTAGGAGCCTCTTTACCTGTTTCTTCGTCACCTTCTTCTTCGTCTTCACTGAACGCCCCGTGGTCCTCGGCTTGCTTCCGCTTGGCAAGCTCCGTTCGGATGGCCGTCTCCTTCAGTCGTCGGTACCTCTTGAACGCGGCCGACTTGCTCTTTTCTTCGATGAGTTCGGGGTATTCCTTGAGGGCTTTGGCGAGTGCCAGGTCCATCGAGATTGAACCCGTAGCCCGATCAAGTTCGCGGGCTGCTTCTTCGATACCGTAGCCGCCGTCCTCAGCCAGCGCCGAGCCTTTCTCGCCGTACCGCTCTTATTTCGCGGTGTAGAGTTTGTAGAGGCCAACGACCTCTTCTTGCCACTCCAGATCCTTGCGTCGGAGGTTCTCTTCGAGTTCGAGTTCTTGTCTCGCGATGGCATCGAGCGCCTCGACCCTTCGGAAGGGTATGTCGGGCCAACCAAGCTGCTTGGCGGCCAGCAATCGCCGGTGGCCCGCAACCAGGTTGTTCTCGTTGTCGAGTACGATGGGTGTCAGCAAGCCGTGCCGGGCCAGCGAGTTCGCGAGCCCGTCGATGTCGCCGAAGTACTTGCGCATCCGGTTGCCGATGTTGATGGCCGTTATCTGGACCTTCTCCTCCATTTAACCTCCCAGCGCGAGGACGCGCTATCTGCGAAATGGAATGGTGCCGACGGCGGAGGGCAGGGTTGGGGGATCACCCATCACACCGCCGGCACCTCTCAGGCTACGCCTTGCTATACGGCGGAGTCACCTCGGCACGGATGGCCGTCGGGTCGTTGCGGTCTGCGGAGTGCTTGACCGTCACGTACACCTCGCGGCCCGGGAAGGCCTCGAGATGGAAGCCCTTGGCGTCGTGGTCGATCTGGGCGGCTTTCATGAACCGCTTCATGTTCCACTGCGCGTTGGGGTGGAAGCTCAGTGTGAGGAAGAGCACGCGGCGGAGGAACTTGTCCTCAACCTCGAGGGGGTTGAGGCGGACCTCGATGTACGGGTACTCACTGCCGTCCTTGTGCTTCCGCTCGGCGGACTTGATGCGGCACAACTGGGTGCCGGCTGGGATGGGCTCGGACCCATCGTCCACGTCGTCGAGGTTGATGTTGATGAACCCGTCGTCTGCCATGCGTTCCTCCTGGCACGCTACCGCGTGCCCGTTTGGGCCGGCACCGTGCCGGCCGCACTGAAGACCTCGGGGCCTGCGATCACCTCGGGCTCGAGTCCAATGGACGTGCGAGCCGTGGCGCCGTTCGCGGCCACCGTCTGTAGCTTGTACTTGCCGCTGCGCTCTCGTCCGGTCAGCCAGTACGCCTCCGTGAAGAATCGGACTAGGTTGTCCCCGAGCTGGCCCGCGAGGCTGGGTCGTACGATGTCTTGTTTGGTGTCTTCGTCGGTGCGTCGCTTCTCGTGGCAGATGATGATGCGGTCGCACGGGAGGGTCAAGAACCCATTTATGTATTCCATCAGCCCGGCGAGGTAGATGCCCCACAGCCGCTCGGTCATGAACGAGACCCGGTGCGTGTACATGAGGAGGCGCTGCCAGTGGTCGGCGGTCGCGGTCAAGGTGTCGAGTACCACGCAGTCGTATTCCAGTGTGCCCTTGCGAGCGTCAGCGAGCAACTCGTTGGTCACACCCACGAGACGCTCGTAGCCCTGGGGTTTCTTCGTGGGGATCTGGCCAGCCTGTACGTTCTTGGGATCGGGTGACCAAGGTATCTCGATGCGCTCGGGGTTCCCGAGTGTTTCGCCCGGCATCCACACCTTGATGAGGTTCCGCTGGGGGAGCACACCCATCTCCCCGAGCTTCTGGTCCATGTCAAGCCAGAGCTTGTGCTTCGCGGGGTGCATGGCGGCGAGGGTGGTCTTGCCGGACCCGGGTGGCCCATAGAAGAGGTATGACCGGCACGCCCCGTATACGTCGCTAGCTTGCCTGATCTTGTCGAGTTCACTCATGCTCTTTCTCCTTGAGTCGGTACTCGAATAGGCCGCGGTGTACGTACCGGCGCTCGATCTCGTGGGCTCCGAAGCGATCCTTGCGCAGGTCCCGTAGGCGGGCGCTGACCGAGGCCGCGGGCTCGTGGATCGCGCCACAGATTTGGTCGAGGGTCCGCCATTGATGGTCGCTCATGAGCTCGAAGACGAGTCGCAGCTGCCTCGAGAGGCGCTCTCGGTCGCGCTCCTCGACGTAGGTCTCGCCGTCGAACAGCGGCCTAGTCATCGTCAACCTTCCGTGGCTCCCACGGGCTGACCTCGTAGGCGGTTCGCTTGAGGTGCTCGCGGGTCTGGGCACCGGCGATGCATAGCGGATAGTAGTCGCAGATTCGGTTGTAGGCGCCACACGCAAAGGGTGCGCTGCGGGGCCACGCGTGTGTCTCGCGGAGCTGGGTAATCATGGTTGCGGTGTGACGAATGTTCCACTCCCATTGATCGAAGTCTTCGGGTGTGCGGTGCGTGAAGATGCGCGCGAAGGAGTCGTCACCGATCTTGGTGGTGATGCGGAGAGCGTTGGCGACCGCGGTGGTCGTCGGACGACCAGTCAGGTGCGAAGCACCTCGCATGTAGCCGGTGAACTGGCCGCTGAGCTTGAAGCTGGAGTCGAAGACCATGCCGAATCGGGTGGTGGTCTTGTGGTCAAGGGGCATGGCCTGGTTGTCTTGCTCTATGATCAAGTCAATCCGGCCAACGTAGTCAAAGTTAAAGTCACCGAACCAGTGCTCGCTCG